CAGGATTATCACATCCATGTCTTGCTCTGAAATTTGCTCTACGTTCAGGATCGTCACGTTTGATTTCCATATTAGGATCACCAAAACGAACAATAACTACGTTGCCGTTTGGACCCATAGTGTACACACCGAACTTCTTCGGACCATCAGGTGTTCTGAATGGATCATTCAACTTAACAGACTTACCTTGATATTCTGCTTCGTTTATAATTTGTTCCCAATCAACATCTTCCCCAATAGAATCTTTTTCACAATCGCCGCAACACGTTTCTTCAGATTGTCCTGGCGTATCTTTTGCATACTTCTTACGCAATTCATCTGTGCCCCACTCTAATGCTTCAGCAAATTTAGAAAACTCTTCGTTCTTACCACCTGCTTTTGATGCTAAATCTTTATCTGCGCCGCCCCATGTACCAGAGCCTTTTGTGATGAACGAATTCACTCTAGCAAAAGCCCATTGCTGTGGTGTTGTTCCTGGACGATGACCGCCTTGCCATGCCGCCATACCGCGGTCGTAAACTTTCTTGAGAATGCTGTATGCGATGCCAGACTTTTCTGCTTTCTTTTTCAAACCTTCTATTTCTTCGTGTAGTGCGCTATAAATTTCATACAAGTCTTCGCCCATCTCTTCTTTAGTCATATCAGACAATGCTTCATACATGTCTGTATCACCCATTTCAAATTCTGCATCTTCATCGTCATAAACATCATCATCTTCTTCGTAGTCGTAATCGTCTTCGAATTCTAGGTAATCTGTTACTGATTCAATGTAATCAACTGCTTTCGTAATCTTTGAAAGTACCCATGCTTCTGGCTCTTCATCCATTTCGGATAGAATGTCCGCAAGCATTTCTGCGTCTTGAATAAGATTGGCTACTTCAATCTGTGCCATCTCTAATCCATCTAATTCTTCGTAATCGTCATACTCGCCTTTTTCAACAATGGCTTGTACTTCTTCGCTAAATTCTTTACCAATAAGTTTTGTACCAGTCGCGCCTTGAACCAATGCCCATGCACGTTTGTAATCTTTCATCGCCAATAGTTTTTTGAACATCTCAACTTGGCGTGGTTCTGCTTTCTGATAAAACTTAGCAAGTTCCATAACACCAATGTTGCCAACATATGCGGCTTCATGCAGTTCATCAAACTGTTCTTTTCTCAAAGACATTTTTGCAAGATTGAACAACTGATCTTGACTTGTCACCATGTCAAGCAAGGTAGATAATAGATTTTGTGTTGCTTGTCTTTCAGATGTGGATAGTGAATCACCAGAGTCAATCTTAGACATTGCTTTCTTGATTGTTGAAAGTAAAGTCTTGTCTGCAAGTCCCAAGCGAACCAATTGATCTAAGCGAGAAATTTCTTTCTTACCAATTTCTTCTCCGAACATTTGCTTGAATTTCTTAGTATGCTTTGACTGAGGCATATCTTTTTCTCTTGCCTCTTTATCTCCTGGTGCGTCTGCGTATGCAGACTTATCGGAATCAGACTTTGGACCCATGCGCTTGAAATGTGCATCGCGTCTTTCTTTTGTGTCTTTGTCTAATCCTTTGTAGTACTTGCTTGGTTGTGTACCTTCTTTACCACCAACGTGTTTATCTTGTGGCAGTTCTGGCTTCTCAAACAATGCAATGAATGATTCGTTCGTTCTTGATTGGTTTTGTTTTCTTTGAATCTCTGCTCTGCGTACTTGAGGTAACAGGCGAGAGCCAATCTTACCAACTACACCTTTCATTTTATCAATCTTTTTATCGATTGAAATTTTCTGTGAAGGCGATAGACTTGCATATGCTCTGCCACCACCAATTCTACGTTTTAAGAATGTGACTGCTTGGCGTCTTGCTCTCTTAGTAAGAGTTGGTTGATTTGCAAAACGGCGACTTGCACGTTCTCTTGCGCGTAACATTTTTGCTTTTAAACGTCTTACCTGCATGGCGCGTTTTCTACGCCCTTGCAATGAAAGTGCTTCGTCCATCTCTGTGTTATTGTCGAATTGTTCTTTCAAGTTTATCCCCTTTTTAACTGCGGCAAAAAGCGCCTTTGCATCTGCATCAGATAGTTTTGATGGAACACCTTTTTTAAAGTTATCAAAATCATTCGATGCGGCAAAACCTCTCATCTTTGATCCTGACATACCGGTGACTCCTTCTGCATCTGGATCGCGTTCGCCAGCAGAAATTACTTCAACTGATTTGAATTCGTAATCGCCTTTACCATTATACTTATTAATGATTGTTTCAAATTCTTTTACTCGGTCACTTCCGACAACCATTACAATGTTATCGTACTTGCCGTTTAGTTCTTCAAGAACCTGAAAAATAACTTTTGCACTAGAGTTTTGCACAATCGCACCAAATGCTTTACGCGCAAATCTTAATTTTGTTGCGTAGTCTAGTGGATCTTTTTTGGAATTTTGACTGTGAGATAAAAACAGTTTTGCATCGGCATTGCGCTTCGATGCTTCAGACTTGAGTTTTTCTGCAAGTTTTTCATGCCCATTTGTCATGGGGTTCATTCGACCGAATGAGAATACAACTGTTTTTTTCATGGAGTTTTCCTTAGACTTATCCCTTACAGGTTTGCCGTAGCCTAACTGCGTTACATCTTATTTATAATATTTTTACTTTGAATAGATGCCTTTACCAACTTCTAGGTAAAATTTTGCTTCGTTTGCTGGTGGGGGGCGCAATTTAGTGCGTATCTGAAAGATTGCAACGCCGGTTTTTTTGTCTGCAAAGACTAAATTATTGCCGTTTGATTGTGCAATTAGTGTGACGTTTTTGCGTAGTTCATTGTAGTAGTCAACTGTAATCTCTTTGACTGTGCCTGATTGTACGTCAACAACATCAGCCAAATCTGAACCGAAAATACTTTTTGCTAAAAAGTCTAATGCTCTATCTGTGAATGTAGATTTAACGGATTCTTTTATCATCCTACTTTTTAAATCACTATACATCTCTTCAATCAAGGCAAACTTTGCGGCTTGTTCAACTGGCCCGACAAAAGGCTTTGCTAATCGAATATATTTCGTTTCAGCATCCCATTGAATGTCAATTGCTTTTGCAATATCAAGCATACCGCGATATGGTGATAGGTTTGCAACTGTGACGGATTCTGATTTGAGTGAGAATGGTAGACTGCCGCTAATGATTCTTTGATTGCCGCCCTTCTTTGTAGCGTACACTTCTAGCGTAACGTCACCTTTAACTTCACCACCAGAAGATTCGCCTGCGATACCATCTGCAATGACTGTGAATGTAACTACTTCGCCAGTATTGTTATTTAAGAAATGATCAACTGCGGCGCCTGCTTTGCGACTGAAACTTGCACCTTCAATTGCTTTAATTAACTGATCAATTTTCTTATCAATATTACCAACGTCTTTTGATGATTTATAAAGTACTTCATATTCTTTATCAAACGCGCCTTGTACTGACTCAGGCTTCAATCTCATCTCGAAATTTACATTAAAAAAGTCTGGAGGATTCTTTGCTCTTTGGCGCATATGCCCCTCAACAACTTTATACTTGAATCTTCCTGTGCCAAACATCTTCGTATCAACTTTGGTACGAATCTCATTTAGTTTTTTCTTGTCTACTGATCCGTATGCAAGATAGAGGCTAAGTGCAATGGTAAAGATACCTTCGATCACATCACCTTCATTCAGTTTTGCCATATTATTACCCTATTTTTTCTTCTTGTTATTATAAGTAGGAGTGTAGCCTTTGAAGATTATCTCTGCCAGCCTTTAATCACCTCTGGAGAGAAGTTTGCGTAACTGAAACGCAATCTATCAACTAGTTTTACAGCATTTCCTGTCAGGTGATCAATCGCAACGTACCCCTCAACACCAGTCACTTCATAACCATTCTTTGTCAACAAGAAAGTTTGAAGACTCTTCACTTCATCTAGTTTCTTCACTAGAATCAACTTTGCTTCAGCAAGTAAATTAATTAGCGTAAAGATATTTTCGAGTTGCGCTTTGTTCTTTGCGCTGAAAAACTTCAAACCATCCATCTTTTTTGCTTCCCATTCTGCTTTTGACTTTGCAGATTTGCGAGAATCAATCTCTTTATCATAGTACGCTGTCATAAACTGAATCAATTCAGTTACATGACTCTTTACGTTTGTAATTTTGAGTTGGTTTCTGACTTTTGTATTGTTGAATGTTTTGATTTTCTCGCGCAGTTCGTCTGTCTCTCTGATGTGATTCAGAACCTTAGCGTCTATCTTATAGAAAATCTTTCCTGCGTCAGAAAGTATGTCTGTAACTTTATCTGTTTCTTCTTTGGTCAATGTTGCTTTACCAGAAACGTCTTTGTAGTCTACATCTGTAGACCAAACTCGGCTTGTTTTCTTGAGTGTAGATAAAATGTCCTTACCAAAGACTGCTTTCATTGTTTCGAATGAAGAGCCTTCATAAAACGTATGCCATACAATGCCAATTTCAGCGGATTTGATACTTTTAGCAAGTTCACTTTGCGCTGGAACTGCATAGACAAGAGTATTTGGATGGAATGTGACATAATCTTCACCATCAATCGTGACGTTCTTTAGATCAGATTTAGTGAAAAGCAAGTCACCTTGAATAACGCCAACAATTCCAAGTGCTGGCAACTCAGCAAGACATGCTTTGAGTTTAGCCGCAAGGTCACCTGATGTATCATCGTCAATTTCTGCGTTGGTTTTGTAGACTTTGGGATTCTTATTGAATACACCTTTCTTTGCTACAAAGAATTTACCATCACTAGGGTCTTTGCCTGCGAAAATTGCTGGCGCGCCATCCCATTTAACTGTGACGCTTACTCTTTGTTTTGAGTGGCCGGCTAACATATCGCGTACAGCACGGAGTGCATTGATACTGTCGCGGGCACCCTTAACACCGCCATTAAGAACATCGTCTTCGGCATGTTCCATGTGCGTGTTTTTTTGTTCGTTTAAATACTCTTTGAATTTCAGCATAAAGAAGCCTATCGTTATGATAGACTATTTATGTCACCGGCGCATTTTGGCTTGATCTTCTGCATCTTCTTTTGAGAAAATTGGCACGGCATTTGATTTGTGTAGTGTTCCGATGCCCAAAAGATTGCCACCCGTGTACTTGGGTGATTCTTTTTTCGTAGCAGAGCCTACAAATGAATTGAGTGAGGGGTAGTGCGGTGTTTGCCTGCGGTGAATGTCAGGCGTAGGCGCGTAAGGAACAAACTCTTTTTTCTTTGATTTGTTCTTACTGATGCCATGGGATTTGAGCCATGCATCATGCTCGGCCTGCGCTTTTTGCCAGCCAGGCTTTTTCTTTGCTTTGGGTTTCTTGAAGTATGCGTGAATAATCATGGCAAATCTCTCTACACTAGAACTTCTAGTATAGCAGATTACCACAATCCTGTCAAGTTATCCGTGAGTATCTAGACTGCCAAGAACAGTAAATACGCTATTTGCGTCTTTAATAATGGTAAATGTCATTGAATCTACGGCACTTGAATTGCCAGAAGGAACTGTATTATTTTTCCACTTAATTGTTCTTACAGTACCATCAGTTTGTACTGCATTGATAATATAGGGGGTTGCACCTTGTGCAATTACAACCTTAGCATCAGTAACAAAACTTACACCACTCTTAACGCCCACAAAGTTTGCAGTAATATTGCCACTCAAATTTGACTGATAGAAAACAGGTCCATCGTTTAAATTATAAGCAATTGTTGCGCTATATGCATCTTTAGTTGTAACTACATTATATGACGTTTTAAATACGTTATTTGAGTTTGTAAGATTATTCGCAGTATTTGCTTGTGCATAGGCGGCATTAGCAGTTACATAAGCGGCATTTGCGGTAAACCAAGCGGCATTTGCTACATTGAATGTATTGTTCGCTGTAGATATAATTGTATTTGTTGTATTAGAAACAATGGTGTCGACCACAAGATCAGCGTTGCCATTCTCAAGATTATTAACTTTGAGAATTACTTCGTTGATTGTAGTTCGCCACTCATTGAATGTATTGGCTAGTTCTAGATTTGCTGTTGCCGCCATGGTATGCCCCTGTAAAAAGTCTTCTACTATTTATATGTTTTTACTCTTAAAGAAACTAATCATACTTTGAATCCTTCAAATTTACGTTGCTTCTCTCTTCTTCCGAAGTCCGATTTATCAAAAAGTGGTTCATCTGGTTGAACTTGCCCGCTATCATGTATATGATTTTGTGCAGTCTGTTCTACATCATACAACTTCATTTTTGCTTTATCAACACCAATCATGAATCGTTTGTTTGTGTCTGGATTATTGTAACGATTCTTTAATTGCTTGACCATCATCTGATTCAAATCAGTAAGTTCTTCAGTAGCAATCAATGCAATCATAAAATCTGCTGTTGCTGGCAGACCAAACGATTCACTTGTATCTGTTATGTCAACATCAGAATTTGAGTAACCGCCTCGCGTTGTTTGTGTCGCTGAAATAACAGGCACCTTATGCTCAACTGCAAGTCCACGCAATTCTTCTGCAATCGCTTTAATGAAAGAATATGAATTGACATTAGCACCTTGGCGCATTCTAGATGACGCACAAATATTCAGATAGTCAATATAGATTATGTCAGGAACAAATTGTCTCTTCAGTTTAAGTTCGTTAAGCAAATGCTTGAAGTGAATTACATTTGCGCTTGCCGTTGGATACTCTTTAATGATCAACCGACCAAGAGTTTTTTCTTTCAGTCGTTCAATCTTTTTAAGATACGATTCTTTAGGTAGTGCCATCAACTTGTCTATGTCAACATTCATAAGATTCGCATCAATACGTTCTGCAATCCTTTCTTCAGCCATCTCAAGTGTAATATACAATACATTCTTGCCAATTGTAAGATTAGCCGCGGCACAATGACACATGAACATTGACTTACCCACACCAGTACCGGCAAGAATAATGTTCAAAGTTTTTTCTGGCAAGCCGCCTTTAGTGATTCGATTGAGATAGTCTAGATCAAACGGAATACGCTTTTCAACTGTATGATAAAACTCATAGCGAGTTTCTGCGTCATCTATAAAGTCATGCCCAACATGATTATCAAATGAAATTGCAAGTGCATCAGATAGAATGTCAGGAATTGCACCCTTTTCTTTTTTGCTATTACCGCTTTCATCTAGAATCTGAATTGATTCCATGATTGCGTTGTAGATTGCTTTCTCTTGACAGAATTTTTCTGTTGCATCTAGAAGCCACACACTATCTCTTGTATCAAACTCTGTGGAGTTTAATTCATCTAAAAGTCCTGTGACTTTTTTATGTTGATCGCCAGATAAGTTTGAACGACCATCAATCTCAATTGTAAGTGCTTCAACTGTTGGTAAGTTGTTATACTTCGTGATGTACTTATGAATTTCTTCGTAAATAACTTTTTCTGAATGATCTGAAAAGTAATCACCAGAAAGAAACGGAAGAATCTTTCTAGTGTACGCATCATCATTCAGTAGGTGTTTCAGTATTTTCTTTTCTACGCTCATCATCATATCGTTTCTCAGCCTCTTCTAAAGAATGCTGAAGCAATGAATTCATCACTTCACCAAGTACTTCTTCAAACTCTTCATTGCCTTCTAAGGTTTCATCGTTGTGTACTGTATAATCAAAAGAAATAGTTGCTTCGCCATCTTCAATCTTTTCATTAACATGAATTGAACCGAATGTAAACTCTACTTCTTTGTAAGGTCCAGTCAGAATTTCAATGCTTGCTAAATCATGTTTTTCTTTGTATGTATAGAGTCTGTCTGTTACTCGAAAATCTACATCATATTTCATGCTTCTTCCTCTACAAGTTCTTCTTCATCGGAGAAGCCAACACCATCTTGCCCATACAAAAATTCTTTTTTACACGCTTCATCAATTGCGTCCAAAATTTCTTTTGTGAAATATTTTTCAGGATCATCGTTGATTGACTTACCGAATACTTTTGTGCCATCTGGCAGTTCGTATCGGGTTGATACTTTCTTAATTATATCATATTTCTCAGCAATTTCAAGTAGCCCGTAGTAACGATCTAAACCTGTGCTGTAGGTAATCTTCACTTCAACTTGTGAGTTTTCTTTTGTTAGGCGTGACTTTTGCAACTTAGCGCGAACGATGTTACCAATAACAGCAGTACCATCTTTATCTTTACGCTTAGACAAGTAAACGATTGTGGATGCGGTGTACTTCAAACCAGAACCACCAGACATTTCTTTTGTTGGAATGTATGCACCAACTACATCATAAACGTGATTCGTTACAAGCAATGGTACACCAATCTTAGCAAGTTTCAAATTCAATACACGGAATGTTGCTTTAAGAATAGCAGACTTGGTCATGTCTTTAGTCTCTTTGCCTTCAGCAGTATCTTCCATTTCTTTAGTTGAAGATAACTGACCAAGAGAATCAAGAACCATAATCATTGGCTTGCGCTTCGCTTCTGGTTGCGCTTGATACTTCTCAATGATTTGCAATGCAGTATGACGAAACTTTTGAATTGTATCTGGTTCAGAGATAACAACCCGCTTAGTATCAACACCGCGGGATTCCATCATTTGTTTTGTGACTGCGGCTTCTGTATCAAAGTAGATAACACCGCCTTCAGGATTTGCGTCAAGGAATTGTTTGACAATGCCAAGCACAAAGAATGTTTTGCCTGTTGACGATTCACCAGCAAATGCAGTTACTTTATTGTTAGGTACACCGCCATAGATACTACCTGATAAAACAGCATTCAATGCATATGAACCAGTATCAATACATCCACTATACTCAGCAGATGCACCACCGTCAGATAAAATCTTTGTGTCTTCATCTTTCAATTGACTAACTAAATCTGTAA